GGCCCCCCTCGCTGACACATGTCTGAAGGTAATCACTATGCACTATTATTACTAGCCGGTGCATGTAGGTGACTACTTTAAGTAGATTTGCTCTTTCTCAATTGCTTGAGAATGCCATCTCCACAAAGGTCATGTCGTATCACTAGATTACTCATGGTTCCTCTGAGAGTTTGCTCAACTACTTTATACGTGGTGGTGAAATCAGACATTTCGTGTTTTATGTTGTCTTTGGCTGAACGTAATATTTTATTCTGCTCTTTGGGCAAGCTTAAATTCAATGAATCATAAAATTTACTGTAATGATTTATCTCTCCTACTGACATTCCAAAACACATAGCAATCTCCAACTTGATGTTGGAAATATGCGATTCATCAATTGATATCGCATCCATGCCCTTCATGTGGTCACGGTAGTGTTTATTGAGGCTGTCTAGAACTTCTATCTTGAAATTCTTTCGTGTGCCACCAATGCGCATAAGTGCATTGGCAATGTTTTGGTAGAGTGGAAAATTACTGTATAATATTTTGTACATTAAACCTAATGAATAATAATAATCCCCGCGGGCGTGTGCAAAAGTTTTCTTCCTAAAGAATCTGATATTTTGCATGATTTTTCGGACATTTTGTACATAAAGAAATTCTCCAGCTTTATACTGTATGAATTTCCCCGAGCAATAGTCAACATCATGGTAATCTTTCTTTATGATCAGTTTCGCATCAAGTCCGAAGAGTTTGAAAGTTTCAGTGTATGTAGTCATACCCTTTGGTATTCCGATTGTGTTATCATCTCCGTCAACAATAAAACGATGAGGTATTTTGTTTATGATGCAAAAGTATTTACAGGCGACCCAGCAGATTAAGGAATTACCTAATCCAGTGTCCATATCGCCAGAACCTCGGCACCAATTGAATCGGAATTTAAGTCCATTTAGTGTGTGACCATCCTTGATCATTTTGACATAAAACAATTTTTCGAACAATATATAATCAGCATCATTCATAAGTCTTCTAGCAAGGCCGAGTTCTATCATAGTTAATAGTTCCTCACGTTGTGTGCCTTCATATTTAGAAAAATCACCCTCTAGATACCATTGACCAAAGAGAAGTTTAGCAAATTGCTTGCCTCGCTCCACAAAGTTCTTTCCTTTCGAAAATTCAGGTATTTTTGTCATGGCGTGCTCTAAGGCAGTAGTGAAGAGTCCATAGATTAAATTATATCTTGGATCCCTTCCCATGATCATTCTAGGCGGTTTCTTTTCTGCGTAGATTTCATTTTTGACGAATGCTGTTATTTTTGAATGTTTTATTGGGTCAAAACCATTCTTCTTCACATCTAATACTGCATTTTTATAACGCATACCTAATTTCCCCTTTTTACCAGCCATGAATTCTCC